CGGTAAAACAATTCCTCTGAATCTTTTACCGTTTGAATATCTGTTAATTGCTTTGCATTCTGTTGCAATTCTTCTACGAGTTGTTTGAATCCGTCGTGATTAAACAATTGATTGTAATTGTCAAAATACGTTTCAAGCTCGCGATCCATAATTCAGCCTTTTACTCTTTTTTTGATTAAATGTCACGCTTTTCTTGATCGCGCTGTTTTTTTTGCAATTCGTTTAGGTTGGGCTGAGTGTTGTTTTCCAGCCGCAGTATCTTGACGTTTCTTACGGGTTGTCGCCGCATACTCTCTAGATGACAAAGACTTGATAGCTTTTGCAGGCAAATATCTTTCGCCTGTCGCCTTTGGGCCTTGAGTGGACGGTTTGCCTGACTTAGTGCGCCAGTTTTGTTTAGTCCACTTCTTTAATGATTTCTGCGATTTTTTTAACGCCATTACTTATAGCCTCCACCCTTTGCTTTATATTGCTTTGCAAGCATTTGGGCTTTTCTGGCAGACCATTGACCCGGCTTTCCACCTTTGCCACCTGCTTTAATCTTGTTAAAAAGATTTTTACGCATAGTGGGTTTAGTGTAATTACCAGCTTGATTTACCTTTGACTTAGTAGCCATAGGGCTTTTTTACTTTCTTTTTCTTTTTTCCTGGCATAACACTCTCCTTACTTTTTGTGGGATTTTTGAATGGCAAAGTCTGCTGACTTCGATGCTCCTTTGTGTGGTTTATAACCACCGGCAGGATCTTTCATCAACTTATATTCTTTGCCTGATTTCATCCAGTGATAACCATCTGGCGCTTTAACTTTCATTTAATTCACCATTTAACTTTGTGAGACCAGAAACGTGCAGACAGCTTACTGGGATTAGAATCTTGAGCATTATGCCTAGCATAATAACTTTTCTTTCTGGCTTTATCTTTAGCTGTCTTGGGATTCTTTCCAGCTCCCTTAACGCCTTGCTGACCAAATCGAATCGTCTTTATCTTATCGCCTTGTTTAGCAACAACGACGTGAGATTTAGTTGGGTGCGACGGCGTTCTCTTCGGTTTGTTGAACCCGCTTACGCCCACGCGTGCCAGTCTTGGGTCTTTCTTGCTCATTGCTGAGTTTCTCCAATTTGGTTTCCAATAGCTCCAGCCGCCGGAGGAGGGGTTGGAACCGCTTGTCTACTTGGTTCAGGAGCGTTTGGAGTTCTCTGTCTGTTAACATTTTCCTTGCCTTCTATTTGCCTTTCTTTAAGCAGAGTTTCAGCTACGCGCATACGACGCTCAAACTCTTTGTCCTCTTGATCGCCTTCCTTCAAGTTTCTAGTAATTGCATTGATTTTGTCAATTTCTAGTTCTTGAGGAACCGCTTGAGCCTCAGCCATAAGCTTCGTAGCCCGCGCTTGAGACTCTTGTGCCTGACCCATAAGTGCGGCTGTCTGAGACTTCTGTAGCTCAGCCTGTACTTGCTGTGCCTGCATCTGAGCTTGTTGAGCTTGCGGGTTAGGTTGCATGGCCTGAGTCATTGCCGCTATCAACTCTTCGCGATTCGACAGGTTCATATTGTCAATAATCGACTGAACCAGTGTTGGATAGAGCGGAGATTCTTGACCCATTGTCTGAAGCAATTGAACAAGCTGAGTAACTTCGTACTCTCTAGCAATAATGCCCAGCGTAGAGCTAGCGTTAAACTTATAGTCAGCAACAGGGTAGTTTTCAGGATCAAACTGCATATAGCGATATGCGGCTTTCTTAACAAATGGAATCAAGAATGATTGTTGGAAGTTAATTAGTGTGCGTTTATGCCGTTTAATAATAGCCCCTAACGACATACTAATACCGGCGGCAGTGGACTCACCATTAACCTGACCCGCAATACCTGCGGAATCTACAGCGCCAGTAGCCTGCTGAACCATTTGCTGTAACGCACCAGCCTGAGCAAAGGTAATCTGACTAACCTGCCCAAAGTTAAACGGCTGTAATACCTCGCGGGGGTCACCGTTTGTTAGCACCATCTTGCCGGGGCGTACTTCAGGTTTAGCACCTCTAGGCAGGCGGGTGGCATCAATAGCCATCATTGGGTGAATAGTAAGGCTTAGTGCATCAATTCGAGCACGGAGTTCTGTATCGAGTGCTTTTTGAGAGTTATAGCCTTTTTCACAGACGCCACGGCCCCAGAATCGGCCAGGCACTACATCCCAAGGGAATGCTACAACAGGGCGATCCTGCATCATGTACGGGTTAGGCTCCGCCTTGAGAAGAATCCCGCCGTTAGCAATGACTACAATCGCCTCGACATACTTAGAGTCGGAGTCATCATCGATATCCTCCATAAGGTCTCTAGGAACAAGGCCATAGTATTTAGTCAAGCGAACCTTATCGTCATTGTAGATAGTAAGATCTTGATCAGGCTCTAGATCGGTATCAGGAGCGGCAGGGCCCACATAGACATCCTTATAAACACCTTGCTCTTGCAGGAGTTCTACTTGATGTCGGCTTACAAATTCGTCAACTGCCACACCCATAGCGTCTTCAACTGATGTAGCAACAGGGTCAATTAAGAAGTTCTGCGGGAGAACAGGCTTTAGCTTTACTTTAACTCTGTCGGTAATGCTGACGCCTACCGCCTGAAGATCCCCATCCATGACAGGCTGGGTGGCTGGTGCCATTTCTTTCATTTCTTCGATAACGATTTCACCAACGCCCGTACCGAATACCGCCGCGTTGATTAGGCATTCCGCAACAGACTTGCGGATCATGCAGTTTTCAAAGTCTTCGGTTAGTTTATTTCGGAGAAAAAGGACGTCCTGACGTTCGGTATCACCCATATTGTCAGAGACGTCAAACCACTTTCCTCGTCCAAAGGTAGCCTCTTCGAGTTCGGCTACATTAGATTCAACGGCCTGCTGTAGTGCAGGAGAAATAATCCTAGAACGCTCAGAACGGCGCTCACTATCAGCAGAATCCCAGATACCGCGCCAGAGTCTATAATACTCTTCAAAGCGGTCTTCATAATTCGATTCATAGTAGTCACGCCAGTCTTCGCACTTTCTAATAACCCAGCCTTCGACTGACTCCTCAATAACGATTGGATCTGTTTCATACAGCTCACTCATATTAATACCCTGCTACCACGTCTAGGATTTCGTGGTCTTCAATTTCATATTCGTAGTCATAGGCTACATTAGCTAGTTGGTCAATGTACGCTAATGCATCCACTAAGTCATCATGGGTAAGCGGATCAGGAAACTGAAATAGTTGATCAAGGAATCTAGAGTTCCACTCCCCTTTGTTTAATGTAATAAAACCGTTTTCAAATCTGCCCTGCAATGCCCACATAATTCTGTCGGTTTTCTTTTTGTTGCCGTGAGTTAGTTCTTCTACCCGAAAAAAGTTTCCGTATCGTTTTTGAAGATCCATTAACGGCGACATTACCGCCTGTTTAGCAATTCCTCGTTCGATACCCACACTAACGGGGCGATAATCTCGTACTGCCTGAAATATTTTGGCGGCCGTTTCGTCAAGGCTCCAGCGTCCGTAGATAATATTATCAACATACCAACCGCTAGGACTAACCTTGACCACCGCGATTGCGGTGTCATCCAGCTTTGTATTCTTGGTACGTTTCTTGTTGACTTCCTCAAATCCAGCCAAGTCAACGGCAATATAATAATCTCCTACATCCGGCTCATCTTCACTAACGACAACCCAATCTTCCTTAAACATTTCTGAACCACGGGCTTCAAACGACGCCATAAACTCCTGACGAAACGCATAAGAAGACATAGACTTTTTTGCAATATTAATTTCCCCTTCATCAAGAAGAGGATTATCGTAAGAAGTAAAGTGCCATGCCTTGTACGTTTCATCATCACCAAGCTCCGCATACTTATACAGTTCATAGAAATGGTTCCTTCCCATCGGCGTGCCAATAAACATTGCACAGCCCTTTTGATCCGCCAAAGCAGGTCTCAAGATCTGCTCGAATACTTCCGGTTTCATATCGGCGTATTCGTCCATCACTAAGAATTTAAGGCTGACACCTCGCATTGTTTCGGGTCGGTCAGCACCTTTGAGGCTGATGGTGGCTCCGTTGACGAGTTTGATTTGCAGATTGTTGATATGACTGCCAGCGATAACAGGATGCCCAAGCTCCAAAAGGGTTTGCCACATGATGTCCCTGGCTTGTCCTTGTGTTGGAGCAACGTAAAATACGTGTCCCCTATCGGCCTGAAGAGCATTTACTATCAACATCCATGCGGCTAACCGTGATTTCCCCGTTCGTCGTCCTGCCGCTACGATTTTAAAACGAGTGTCGTCTGACCAGACTTGTTGTTGCCAAGGCAATAGTTCGATATTGAGATCAGTCATTAGTCAAACTCATCTATCTCATCCTGAGTTAGTTCTCTCTCAGTTGATCCAGATTCCTTTAACAAGTGATTAAGTTCAGAGGGTGAGCCAAACTTATACATGATTGCTGGCACCGCCCTTCTCCCTGTTAAAAACTCAACCATATCCCACCCTTCTTTTCCGGGCGGAATGCGAACATATGAGTGCTCGATATCGTGTTTGGTTAGTTTTTTTCTAATCGATTTACAGCCTTCGCACCAATCAGCACCAAGAACAATCACCATATTACAGACCGTTAAAGTCATTAAATGCTTGAGGGCTCTCTACAAGCTTTAAGGTGATTGCTATTTCTACATTGCCTGATGCTTGTGATCCTTGAGCCTTTACTACTTCCCCGTAATGCAAAACAAAAATAGGCGCTTCTGACTGACCGCCTAGTATTTCGTTGCTACCTGCATTAATGCTAGTCCCATCAAGAATGTACATTTGGTCTACGGGCGGATCAGCATCATTAGTCCACTTAAGATCAACACTGTTTGTGCTACCGCCATGATTAGCCACAAACACATACACGATATGAGCAACATATCCGTTTGGTACGGTTAATACAGTTGATAGAGAGTTATCAGTAAGCGTTACGTGTTTTGTGTAATACATTAGTAGAGCCAGATTCGTGGAGTAGTGTCTCGGATATCGAGGTGAACAAAGCCATCAGCGATACCGATGCCAGAAAAGCCAGCATAGATAGCCTGATCAACGATTGTAAACCGATCAGCTGAGTTAGTGATTCTAATATCAGCGGCGATGCCTTGAGAGTGAGTGCCAGGAACAGGTTTTTTAGCCTCAACGGAGTGAGAAGGATCTCTATAGCCGCTAGTGATGATAAAAGGAAAGTCGCACACCTTCCTTAAGTGATCAAGACGATGCAAAAAATCAGGGTGCATTTCATTCTTACCCGTTTCTTGGCAATCAAACTCCGATAGCTCAAAGAACTTCATTACTTTCCCCGTCAATCACTGTAGGTTGGATAGTAGAAGGATCAATATCTTTAACTTCCGCCATCCCTACGCCGCTTATATTAATCTGAATAGCAGATTTACCGCCATTCTGTACCACATCCTTTTCAAAAGCCGCTACAGGAAGGATTCTATCCATTACCAACTTCCATGCCGCCGCCTGATTCTTGTGATCATGGTCTAACGCCGCATCAAAAATGGTATCTAATACCCTTTGAGACTTAGGAGACGCCAGCATACGAGCCTTGTACTCGTTAATAATGGACGCATCACCCTTTGGACGGCCTACTTTTCCTCTGCCACCGGGAGAGTTCTTAGCCAAATCCTTTTTAGAGGGTCTGCCTTGCTCCTGTTTACGCTGTTTGATCTCTTGCTTACGGCGTTTGTAGTAACTTTCTTCCATAATTTAATGATCGTTGAAGTTTCCAAACTTTTCAATCATAAAACATCGCCACAAAGTTTCTATCGGCTTTGTTTCGTGTGCTTCTAACTTTAATCTTGGCCCATAACCAAAATCACAAGCCTGAGCATTTAACGAAAAATACTTTTTATCAGACCATCCATTAACTTTAAATACATTGGGGTTAGATGTCGCCCCAACCAAAATGGCAACATCAGCCCTAAATTTATCTAACGTATCAAAAACTAATGGCCCTTCTTCTTTATTGGTAAACTTTACATCAATCGATGTATTGCCATGCCATAAGTCAATGCCACCATCACTTAATATATTAATAGTAGGCAAATCAAGATTAAAAAGCCGAGCAATAACAAACTCAGCCTTAAAGCCCTGTATGTTTGCTTCAACCCTACTTTGATTTTTGTTATCTAACCTTGGCGGAAAACCTTGCATCTCACAAAGCTTAACAGTATCAGCCCCCATCAGAGCCGATGTATGCGCGTCCTTTTTACTGATCGATAAGTACAAAAGAAAAGAGTTCCTTTATGCCCTCCAACCCTCCCTATCCTATAGAGGTGTCTTTAGTTAAACAAGAGTCTAGCCACTGTTTTTTTACTAATTGCCTTTCAGAATCCCCAGTTTCCCCAGAATTCCCAGCGTACCCATGTTTTAGGGGGCGGGTTGCGTTAGTAAGTTAGCGTTTACTAACCAAAGAATTACCCGACTTAGTCAGAAAATATTTAAAACAACATAAGC